CTCCTTGGTTACGTTCTAAGTAATACGCGGCGGGTCATTTCCGCATAAGTCCACCGAATGTGGCACGATTATAGACACAAGTATTTATCATTCGAGAACCCACTTTAGTTTACCACAGTCCCAGACCTTTAGTAGTCCTATTTGTTTGGTTATTTGCTTTTCTGTAAGATTTTTGTCAAAGCCTTTTTTAACTAACTTCTGCTTTGAGAAAGTAAACCGGTGATACATTCTTTCTTCTCTTGGCTTAATATACCAGTAGCTTGGTGGGACTTCTTTCTCTAACTTAAATCCTAAAATCTTATAAAGGTTACCGTCACTCCATTCATTATCCGAGTACGAAACGACACGCCCCAATGAATAAGTTTTCATGAAGTGCTTTAACAATCTTGACGCTCCTCCTGTAACACATTTAGATGTTGCATACCGAACTAACTCATAACCTTCTTCTTCTTTTCCTATTGCTACTCTGCTTTTAGAGAAAGTCATAAGAGAAACTAGCTCACCGTTATAGTATAGACCTAGTCGTATACTAGCCGGAGTGTAACCTAAGATATGGGTCTCGTCGAGAAAGTCTTTACATTCTTTTGAAGTTACTGGGTGTATGATGCACTTGCGAGCATATACTTTAGTGTCTGTTAATTTCAATTTATTAATTAGAAACTTCTTTACTATCGACTTTTTTGATTTCCAGTAAGGCGAAAAGATCGTAATTAACTGTATTCCTAGATCTTTGCATTCTTTATACTTATTATAGTGATAACTTCTTGTGATATGGTCGATGTCATCGTGGTGCCAGTATACTCCGTTGTATTCTATTGCGATATTATAGTCCGGCAAGTAAATGTCTAACTCCTTACCCGAAGCAAGAACAGAACGACTATTTTCTATAATATTCGTTATTCCTAAATCCTTTATAAAGTCGACTACTTCTTTTTCTTCGATGCTCTTAAAAGGAATTTTTATCTTATGCTTATTAAGATATCGATACACTGTCTGTATATGTACATTTAAACTGTCAGCTATATCATATACAGACATAGTTTCAAACATTTGTTTTAGTTCTATTGGATTCCTAAGACGTTTAATGTCTTTACTGTCGTATCTACTAGACCAATAATCGATATCCTTATCTTTAAACGTTCTTTTTATCTGCTCAGGATTATTATAGTTCTCTGATCCGTACTTGGTTAATTTTGTTTCCCTAACTTTCTTTACTGTTGATCTTACGTTGTTTGAATCAGAATAAAACTTCGCATGCCTTTCTCTGGTTTTAGATATTTGTCCAACATTACTAACTCCGTAGGTTTCAGTTGTAGTTCTTTTTCTTTTTTCTAATATTTCTTTCTTTTCCTCTACAGTAAGAAGTTGGCTACTGCTTGACACTTTTCTACTAACAGACTCTCTAGCACATTGGCACACATTTGCTCTTCCGCAATATCTATAACCTTGAGTTAAACTATTAAATTTCTTTTGGTTTCCTAGTTCACAAATGCTGCTGTTTGGGTACAGTACATTGTAGATCTTCTCAGATAATGTGTTGCCAGGGTGTAAGCTAACGAACGTAAGTAACTCTTGATCGGATTTAACTCTTGTTGACACCTGTTTTGTTGGTGTAACTGAAACTAACTGTTCTAACCTTTCTTTGTATCTCATAGACTATAACACCTTTGAACCTGCCTCTACACTTATTTATTGAAACCAATAAAAAACCCGTCCTAGGACGGGTTTTTATACTTCTGCCTACGTGGTTATTAGCTAAAGCTAACGTTGCCGTTAGTAATAGCAACTTTGCCCAAGTAATCAGCAGCATTCCCCAAGCTCGAAGCAGTATTGCTTAGCTCGACGTAGCCGTAGCGTGTCATAAAGCTAACTACTGGTTCAAAAGTACTTGGATCAAGTACAACACCTGAGCTCATTAGCGGGATATATGGGCAATAGAACGCCGCAGCATCCGACTCGCTTGTACCCTTGTAACCAATAAGAACTGGTGAGTTGTCTGACGCATAAGTGTTAACATACACTTTCATAGCGTTGTTCAAAGTACCAACCATCTTAGTATTAGTTGGGGCTTCGAAAGTACCTTCTGTAGTACGAGCGAACGCACTAGTAGTAGCACTCTGCAGGATAGTTAGGGCAAATGGTGAAACCACTGACCAGTTACCTGCGCCACGACGTGTACGCTGAGCGATCAAGTTACTTACGCGGTTGATCTGAACAGCTAGTGCAGCGTGCTCGTCACCTACGAAAGTAGCAGTACCACTTACAGCAGCCTGGTCGTAAGTTTCACTAGCAGTACCTGCTAGGTTTTCTAGGCTACCAAGTACTTCTTGGTCGATTTCAGCAGTAATTTCTTGTGCAAGAGCTGCCATAATCTCAGCTTCGATGTCGATGCCGTGCATTGACTGTGCGTCCTGCGCACCTTCAAAGGTCCAGCGAGCTGATAGCTTGCGTGACTTGGCTTCAACAGTTTGCTTCAAGATTTGGATGCTCATTCTGTTACCAGCGTTGCCTTCTAGTGAAGATGTTGCTGCTGGAGCCTTGTTGCTGCCTGGTGCGCCTGAGTACGCCTCAGCAATCTTGAATGGGCTTAGAGCCTCTTCACCTGCACTTGCGCCGTTGTTGCCGTCAGCGTAACGTACACGAAGTGTATGGATCTGACCAACTGGGCCAGTCATTGGCTGGACGCCAACTAGCTCGTTAGCAATTACTGTAGGCATCACACGTCTGATAACAGGTAGGATTACACGATTAAGCGTAGCCACGTTACCAGCAGATGTTGCGCCTGCTGTAGCACTTTCTGACAAGTACTTGCGAGTGTTTTCTAGTGTAGCAGCCATTACAGACTTCTTGTTACCGTCAAGGCCTTCAAGAAGAGCTGTTTTGGTGTCCTGCCAGCGTGATTCTAATAGTTCTGACATCATTTTCTCCTTTAGTTCAATCCAGCTAGACGGCGTAACTCAAGTACATTTGATTCGTCTGCTTGTTGTGATGTTGTCTTTTGTTTCTTATTGCCTGTAACTTCTTTGCCTTCAGATAGTACTGCCTTACGAGTTTGTGGTTTTTGGCCATCAATTACGCTTGGTAGATACTTATTGAAAGCTGACTGAAGTCTGTTGGTCTGTACACCTTCGAGTAGGTCTTGCATGACTTCGCGCTGTCCTTTGCTTAAAGGACCCGTTAGCTCTGACATGATTTCCTTTCTTTGTGCTGCCTCAACCAATTTACGATTCTCTTTAGTTTGAGATTCTACTAAACCTTTTGCTTTGGCAGCAAAGGCCTTAGCTTCTGCTAGTTGCTTTTCTTTAGCGCCAACAACTTTCATCAGCTTAGCAATTTCGCTTTTTTCGTTTAGGTAGCTGTTTGAGTATTCTGAAGCAAATGCTTCAAACAACTTACGACCGAAGTCGTTCCTGCGTGCTTCTTCAATATCTTCTTTTAGCTGACCGATTTCACCACGTAGGGCTTTGTCGACAGTTTCTGATACTGCTTTAGCACTGCGTTCGATAAAGTCTTTTTTAACCTTACCAAAGTGCGTCTTAGCTTCACGGACTAGGCGTACCTTAGTCTCAGCTAGGTCTTTCTTGTCTTCATAGAACTCTGCAATTTCGTTAGCAAGAGCGTCGACTACAAATTCTTCTAGCTTGGCAGTTTGTGCTGCCTGTGCTTTTTTGTCTTCGTGTAGTTCTGCAATTTCTGATCTTAGCTGTTCAAAAACAAAGCCTTTTAGTCGCTTTGCGTTTTCACGCATTGCTACCGCATACTTTGCTTTAGCTTCTGCTAGTTGCTTGCGATCATCTGCAAACTCAGCAATTTCTTCAGCTAGTCTTTCGCTAAGCATTTGATCAATAGCTTCTACCATTGTCTGCTTATCGTGCTCATACTTTTGTGCAAATTCTTCACGAAGCTCCGCAGTAACTTGCTGGCGATTCTCTTTGATCTTCGCGTCCCAAGCTTCTTGTAGTTCTGCTTTTACCTCTTCTGATACTGCATTGCTCTCGAAGAGTGATTTTAATGCATCCAACATACTGTTCTCCTCGCTTATCGGAGCCCGCTTATAATTTTCAATAAGCTCTCTTTTAGGTACTTCTGTGCTTTAGGGTCATACTTTGCTGCTTCTGCTAATTCGTATGCCTTCATACCGCCTCTTGTGTTCATCATGTGTTCGTAGATTGCGGTAGGATATGCGCCTGGGGCGCTAGGTTGAGCTACGCAGTCAACAGTGATAATTTCGAAGTCTGAAACTTCTCCGTTACCATCATCTGACACGTTTCCCGAACCCCTAGAAGAGACACCTAGTTTGACGCCGCTCTCGAGCATTGTCTTCACTAGGTTCCCCATAGGTGTCGGTAATATTTTCATCTTGCCGTAGCCGTTTGGTCCATCCATCCACATCTCTGTGATCATATGGCTTACACGGTCTAGGTTAATGTTGAGACCTTCTGGATGATCAACTTCTCCAAGAACTGAGTATCCTCCGCTGATTTGATCATTGAGAGTTTTGACAGCCCTGCCAATTTCATTTACAGGATACACACGTTGATTAGCATTGCGTACACCGCCTTGAATACAAACACCTTTTAAGTAAAGGTCCTTGCCGCCTTGAGCGTTTTCAGCAGACTCAATTACCATACCAGCTTGGTCGAATGTCAAATTCTCTTGTAAAGTTCTCATCTAACGTCCCTATTACTTCTTCTTGCTGCCACCAATAATCGGCTTAGTGTATGCTCCGCTTTCGCCTGAGCCTTTCTTCTCTGTGCCGTGTCCTTTCGAAACTGTGCTCTGCTTCTTAGAAGCCTTTGCACCTGGCTTATTGATGTTACCAGCGTCTTGGTCCTTAGCGTTTAGGTCGCCTAGACCAGCATGTTCGCCGCCATCATTCGTATCACCGCGTGCGATGTTTTGAGTGGTGCCGTCTCCCATTTTATTTGGCCCGGCAACCGCTGACTTAGTATTAGCTCCGTTGTCGCCTGACCCTTTCTTCTCAGCGCCGTGTCCGCCTGATACTTTTTCTACGTATTCACGCATTTGCTCGTTTGCGGTTTTTGCTTTAGCTTTCTTTCCTTTCTCGTCTTTCTCGTCTTTCTCGTCTTTCTTTTTGCCTTCAAACTGAAAACTTTCTTCCTCTTCTTCGTCGTCTTCATCTTCGTCGTCGCCGAAGTCGTCTTCCTCGTCGTCTTCACCTTCGTCGCCGAATTCTTGTTCGTCGTCGTCATCGCCTGGTACAAAGCCCATGTCGTCTTCACCACCCATTAGCTTGTCGAATTCAGCTTTTAGGTCGTCAAGTGCGTCTTCGAGATCAACAACACGATCTTCTACGTCACCTTCGCTGTCTTCTCCCCCGTCGGACATACCGAAGTCAACTTCGTCGTCTTCGCCATCTTCTGCGCCTAGATCACCAAGCATATCGTCAGTTGGATCGCCGCCCATCATATCGTCGTCGGCTTCGATTTCAAACTCGTCAAGGTTAAAGTCTTCGTTAGTTTCGTCGTCATCGTCGTCATCGTCATCGTCGTCTTCTATTGATTCTTTTTCGTAATCTTCTTCGTCGTCATCACAGTCACTTTCTAGAAGTGCTTCATAAATGTTGCGAGACTTTTCTACAACAATGTCGTGGAATAATTCTTGTGCGCCGTCACGGTCCTCATTAATGAGCCGCTCTAGCATTTGTTCAAATTTGCTTAGGTCTGCCATTTTATTTCTCCTGTAAATAGTTTTTACCTATGGTAAGGCTGTCAGTTGTATTTAACAAGATTCATTAAAATAGCAGATAAAGGCGCCCAAAACGGTCCGTTTCGGTGGGATTAATCGTGAGAATGGTTTTGAACTGTCTAAACTACTGTTTTGTTAGTAAGTTCTCAAAACTATTTAGTTCATTGGTACAAGGATAATCTGGCTGTATTATTGTATTTTAGGTAGGACTTTTAGTGCAGAGCTTTAAAGAGATTCTTCTTCCCCAGTGGCTCCGTACATTTGTTTTACAAAAACAAGGTCTTTCTTTTCTTCTCGCCTATGGTGTTCGCTCGCTTTTCTGATTCGGTTAATCTGTCCCAGGGTTAGACGAGTCGATCTAGTATCTGATGCTTTGACCGGTGACTGGTCGTGCTCTGGTTCGTAACTGTTGTCTTCCTCAGTTTCGAGTGAATCCCTGTTAAAATAGAAAAGTTCGCGTAGTATCATAGTAGTATTTATTCCGCTGGAGGTTCTTCTCCGCCTAATGCTTGATCAGTTGCAGAACCTGGACCTTCGGTGTCGCCCGCAAACTCTCCGCCAGTATCGTCAGCCTCGTCTTCTAAGCCTTCGAGGTCTCCTTCAAGGCCTCCTGCCGTTACTCCGCCTCCTTGCAATTCATCAGCAGAGTCTCCAGCAGCGCCTTCAAACTCGTCTTCGTTTTCCTCTCTCCACAGACGTTCGTTCTCTGCAATTTCTTCTTCAGTTAAGCCTAAGAAGCGTTTCAGCGCAAAGCGGTTTGAGATGAAAGGGATAGCTGTCATCTGCGTGAACGTTGGAATACGAGCGTTGTCAATCTCACTTTGGCGATATGCTGCAAAGTTCTGTGGTGGCTGGAACTTGAGATCAAACATTGACGTATCAATGTTTACACCTTTTTCCAACAAATAACGCTTGAACTCTGTATCAAATCCTTCTATCAACAGCCCTTGTAGACGTTCACAGTAGGTGTTAAAGCGAAGCTCCTGTATGTAGGCAGTGCCCACTCGGCCATCATTGTATTGGGAACTTGAATCCTCAGCACCTGTTGGTAGGTATGAGCTCGGTATACGCAACGCTCTAACCATCTTGTTGGTAAAGTATCTCAAGTCATCAATCTCGCCCAAGTTGGTACCACCTGGTAGCGTTTCAACTTTAGAACCGCGACCTTCTGCTGTTTGCGGGAAGAAGTAGTCCTCGTTGATCGAAAGTGGATTGTAACTCGAGTCAATTACATTTTGCCCTCCACCTGTCTGGCTTGGAATACGGCGCTGGTGGATTTCTGTTTTCACTCGCTCAACAAATTGCATCGCAAGGTGACTTGGCATGTTACCTACGTCAACGTAGAACACACGACGTTCTGGAGCACGCTGGACACGGTATATGATAATAGCATCCTCAAGCAATTCTTTCTGCTTGTAGACTTTGAAAATAGTTTCAAGCAAGCTGTTACCAAATGGGAAGTTAGCATCTAAGCCTTCGCTCATTGAAAGATGCACTACATTACTAGCGTCGACGGCTACTTCGGTCATATCTTGTTGAAAGCGGCTGTCTCCTGTGTTTGGAATTTGTCCGGCAAGGTAACCTTGGTTACTCCCTCCGTTGGTATAACTTGTTGCGTGGTTGCCGAGGTTACCTTGTGATGGATAAGGAGTAGTTGCCACAAGGTCAACAAAGTTTAAATTAAAATCTTTGACGATATATTGCTCAGGAGTCTTGCCTTCGCTTTCGTTAACGATAATCTTAGTTAGGTTACTAGGGTCAACATGAAATAACCTTTTATTCTCTGGGTCACGAACAAAAACCTGGTCGCCGTATTTGAAAGTGTTCCTGATAATACGAAACATTCTTGTATCAAATTTGTTAAGTTTATACCACTGCTGGAGGTACTTTTGTAGTACTGTGGTTTCTGTAGTAGTTGCAGTCTGCTTAAAGTTGATTATAAAACTTGTACCGTTTTGACTATTGTTCTGTGTGCAAAACTCTGCTAAAATATCAAGGGCAGCATTCACTTCACTGTCTTGATCCATTGTGTTGTACTGATTGTATCTTTCAATACGATTCGGCGAACCTGTGTACACGTCAGGAAGATGGGAAGTGTAATTTCTTGTTGCTGGTCCTGGCATTTGATTGTGGCCCGTGCCAGCGCCTGAGAATGGTGAATAACTCCCTGTGCTGTTGTTTCCTGTTGGTACGGGCGTGAAATACTTTCGCCAGCTCATAGTAATAGTCCTTTCGTTTGTTAACCTTAAATATATTCTTAGATGTCAGTTATTACCTAACACCACTATATGCGCTATCTGAGATTCCATTAATCGCTTTGACAGACTTCTTTTGCAGATCTCTGATTTCTTCTAAAACTGATAGTAACGCACTTGTATTTACGTCATTCTGTTGTCTGTTGCCGTTTGTCTGGTTTAATATGTCGCCGGCAGTAGTTTCAGGAGTCCGCCTGTCAGGGCCATAGCCGTTGCCTCCCATTAGTTCTCTGTTTAAGTCTTCAAGCGTGGCAACAAGTTTGTCTAGTGACTCTCTATATTTGTCTATGTTCTGTGTGTCTAAATCTTTAAGACCTTTTAGTTTTGTCTCGAAACCTCTAACGTCAGCAAACATTTGCATAGCTTTAGCAGTTTCTTGCATCTTAACTCCGTCGACTTCGCTAAGACCTTTTAGTTTTAAGACAGAGCCAGTGTCGACGTCAAAGTCTAAGTTCGACAAATCGCTTCTTGCCAGTGCCTGAAACGCAGTGCCGAAAGTGTTTAGTGCTTCTGCGTTTCGTAGAACACCTTCTGTGTTTATTTCCTCTCTACCGAATCTTTTTAGTTGTTCAAGCGGACCTTCACCACCTAACCATCCTGAAATAGTTTCACCTATCTTAGTCCAGACGCCTGCACCTGTAGAAAATAGTTTGCTACCTGCAAACGCTGCAAGTCCTTTTGACATCTCATAGATACCGTCGCTAACAGATGCTAGCTTAGGTCCGTCAAGTTTTTCAAAAGACTTCAGTCCTTCAGCGAACACCGGAAGTGACCTGCCTGTTTCTTCTGTAGCGTATGAAACGGCTTTACCGATAGCAGCTATAGCAATAGCTAGCACACCCGCACCAGCAGCAACGACTGGACTAGCGAATGCACTTAAACCAGCTGCTGCTCCTCTCATTACACCTGCCCCAACTCCGCCTATAAGGTCACCGACACCTTTACCGAGGGTGCCGCCGACGCTTCGGCCTTTTGTTGTACCACCAGCACCGCTTCGTCTGTTACCTATCATATCTGCTATCTTGTTTGCAGCAAACAACCCACCTATCGCAGTTACTACTCCTGCTATAACTGCTGGGTTAGTAAATATTGACTTGAATCCTTCAATAAGAGTGTCTTTAATACCAGTGGTTATGTTTGTTTTTAGTTCTGCCCAAGCTGTCTCTGGGTCCTCTCCAAACGACCTTATCCATCCTCTTAGACTGTCGGCGAACCCTTGTAAGAACTCTTTAATACGGCCCATAGTCTGTTTGTCACCAAGTATCTCCATTATTTCATTCATACCATCGGTAAACAGAGTAAGGATACCGCTGGTTACAAAGGCTTCTGTAAGAGCCGATCTTACGTTAGCAATAGCCTCACTAAAGGTAGACATTGCTTTAGTAGTAGAGTCCCTAGAATCTTGTTCCTCTTTAGCTTTAGCAACTACTTTGTCTATTGCTTTTTGTCTTTCTTCACCTGTTTTGTTCATGAACTGCGCTACGTCCATGCCCATAGAGTTAATAATCTGAGCTATTTCTGCTCCTACGCCTTGGCCGCTGGCTGCACCTGCTGCTAAAACTTCTTCAAGGTTTTCTGCACTGTTTAAGACCGTGCTAACTACGTTAGACATCCTACTAGTGCTTCTTGCGTTATACTCGTCTACGCTGACCATTGAATTCATTGCATCTCTTGCAGACTGCGTTATCACGTCAGAGGTTTCACTCAGCGATGTTGCAAACAGTTGTGTTTCGCGGGTAAGTGGAGGCATGCCTAACACTTCTTCTTTAAACCTTGCCATTGCTGTAGGGCCTGCCTGGGCTGCTTCTGCTAAGCCTGCTGTTATCTTAGCCTGTTGCTTAGCTGACATATTTGCCATCTTGGTTTGAAAGGCTATACCTAACTGTGCTTCTCGTTGCTCATCTTTTAACTGATCTACACTTTTTCCAGTTAGCTTTGATAGAGTTTGGAGAGTACTTGCGTATTCTGCTGCTCGCTGAGCTACTTCTCGTGCGCTTCTTTGTTCGATTCGACCTTGAGTTCGAGTCAAGTACGCATAGTTAATCATAGCTTCGTTGATTTCTTCAAAGTTAAAGCCCATGCCCAGTAACATCTGACGCTGATCACCTAACTGGGCAGTCATTTCTGCCATTGCTTTCGCGCCTTTAGTGGCCGTACCTCCGAACGCTGCTAGAATCTCTGAGTTTTTTGAAACTACGTTAGTAAATTGATCTAAGTTAAGTCTTGCCCTTGCTGAAGCTACTCGCAGCTCGTTTAGGTTGTTGTTAAACGATGCGCCAGTCATCGACAAAGTCCTAAAAGACTCGAACGTGTTGTCAAGATACCCTGCTAATACTGATATACCGCTACCAAGTATAGGAATATAGCTAGTAAATTCTGCCATACTAGAGCCGCCAGTTAGCAACTGGGTTGCCAAACCAGTAACACTAGTATAGAGCGTTGCTAGTGATCCTGATACTAAACCAATAGCTACAGTGTACTTGTCTGTGGCTTTAGTTGCCTGTTTAGTGGCTTTTGTATTCTTAACCTTGGACTCAGCGGCTTTTTTTGTTTTCTCGTCTAGTTCTACTATAGACTTCTTGTATTGTTCTTTGGCTTTTTTAACTGCTGCTGCGCTGTCTTTACCTGTCTTACTTGCCATTAGCTCCATTGTAGCCAATAACCGTTGAAGAGTTATTTCAGAAGCTATGCCCTGGTCGCCACCGACGTTTTCAATATTTACTGAGTCTACCACTTTAAGGATTCCTGGTTATATACGTACATAAATAAGTGTAGCGTATAGTTATATTGTATTTATCAGGAGAACAAAATGGCAGAAATGACTGCTCCGCCCCAAGGTAACCCCTTACAAAAATATTTTAGGCAGCCAAAAGTTTACACCAAACTACCTAGTAACGGTAACTTTTACCCGCCAGATTGTTTAGAAAAGACAGAAAGCGGCGAGTATCCTATCCTTGCAATGACAGCCAGGGACGAACTAACTATGAAAACCCCCGACGCTCTACTAAACGGTGAAGCTACTGTGCAGGTTATTCAAAGCTGCATGCCAAATATTAAGAATGCGTGGGAGATCCCTGTTTTAGACCTTGATGCTATCTTAATTGCTATTAGAATTGCAACTTACGGTGAGATGATGGATTTGAACATTAAAGTCCCAGTAACTGGGGAAGAGAAAACGTTCCAAGCAGACCTCCGAGTTATGTTAGACAGTCTTAATGACGCCGAGTATAACAACATTGTTGAATACGGAAACATGAGGGTCATCTTAAGACCGTTAACCTACCGTGAGTTTACAAAGATGAGTATTAAGACGTTCGAAGAACAGCGTATCTTTAGTATTGTAAACGACGAAGACATGCCAGAAGAAGAAAAGTTGCTTGCGTTCAATCGAAGTTTTACAAAACTAACAAACGTTACTGTAGGAACTCTTAAATCTAGTATCGCAGCAATAGAAGTCGACGGTAATACTGTAAGAGACGAGAATCATATCAACGAATTTGTTGACAACGCCGATAAAGACCTGTTTAAGAAGGTCACAAACCACTTAGAGGAGCAAAAAGAGAAGTTCTCGATTAAACCTATGGTAGTAGACGCTACAGAAGAAGAAATCGAAGCTGGCGTCCCAGAAACGTACTCAATTCCAATTACGTTCGATCAAGCAAATTTTTTCGGATGAGGGTTTTAACTTGGTCTGTAAAACAAATCCTTGACGAAGTTAAAACCCTAGAAGGACAATGCAAGCAGTTTAAGTATGAATTAACAAAAATGTGCTGGTTTATGAGAGGAGGATTAACGTTTGAGGATGCGTATTACCTATGTCCAGAAGATAGAGAGATTATTGCCGACGTCATCGAAGAGAATCTAAACACAACAAAGGAATCAGGTATGCCATTCTTTTAAGTTTTATAGATATACAAAAGCACTTACTAACGTAGGTGCTTTTTTTTGACAGAACTTGCCCAAACACGAAAGCCAAACAAGATATTCAAGCCAGAGCTTGACATTTATTGAAACATTTTACTTAATGTTAGTGTATTAGCTTCGCTAATACAAGTTTTCGCTTGCGCTCAAACTGCAATGTTTTTCTTTTAATGTTTTTATGTATGAGAGACGAGCTGAGCAACGAAGTTGATCAGTTTTCTTATATTCATCTAGATAGAGGAGCCATAATTCACCCGTACTAGGGGTGAATTTAATGGAGAAACAGAATTTCATCTGAGTGAGCATCACCATCTTAACAAAAGAGATTTGCATTTCTGCATCAGAGGCGGTTGACCGGTACCCCTTACTCTAGCTTCACATAATCAACGGAAGGCAGTTAATTCCTGTTAAGCGAAATCACTTGCCTTTGGGTTGTCTCTTTTTCACAGAGCCCAAATCGTTTAAGCCTTAGTTAGCTTTTGCCTTCCAACTCGTCAATCCGTCGGCGTGTAAAGACGCAGACTCGTGACGGGTCGAGCTTCCCCGACCAAACGGTGTTGGTTTGTATGCCTAATAGTGCCTAAAAATGCCTGTTATTGAGATGTGCAACGGTTTTTGAAGTCTAAAGTGTTGTGTTCAAAGAAGTCGTCGAAGCCTGTAATGCGCCAAGTGTTGCCTTGTTTATCTGTGTAGTCTAAGTGCCTGTTTGTTTGAAACGATTCAGGTAGTTGAAATGCTACGTACTTGCCTTTTCGGTTAAATTTCATGAACAGTATGTTGCAGTCGCCTGGATCTGCTGCTTCTAATGTCTGTTCTAGCCAAGTTTCTAAGATAGGAACTGGACTTTTTGTAAAGAGTTGGTGGAAACTAAAATCTGCGTAATTTTTACACTCGCAATTGAAGTGCTTCCAATCGTCAGGAGGGATAATGTCGCCCTTATGGGCGCGTACCTGTCCTTCAGTTAGTGTATCGCGCCTGTGCGCGTTCTTACCGCCCGTAAAAGCGCC